CAGTCCCGCGAATTGATTGGCCTCTCCCGGGGCGAACATAGCAATGCGCTCGATGTAATAAACAGATTTGTCAAAAAACTTGAGGTTGACATTTTTAGCGTTCACACAGGATGGCCGCTGTGCAGGGAGCCCAACGCCTTTGATCTTGTGATTGGACTACTCTGGTGGGAAGACGCCAACAAAGTACTCACCGCCATGAGGCAAACGTCGCGCCTTGCAGGGCCAGCCGTCATTGACCAATCAACCAGCGCATTCTCGATTGCAACGCAAGAAGCCTTGAGTCAACCGGCGCCAAATGCTTCAGCCGAAAAAAAGGAAGAATGCCAAACAAGTAACCCAACCCAAATACACCAGCTTGAGGTCTCAACCTCTGTAGCGCGTAAAACAGCTGGCTCTACCAACATCCTCAAATCAGTAATAGAGCAGGCAAAGAAAAATGCTTTAGACAAAAACGACTGGGCAAGCGTATGGAATGCCCTCGTTTCACTTGCAGAGAAAAATGATAGACCAGCCCCATTAATTGGGTACACCGAAGATGGCATAAAATACTACAAGGATACTGAAGAAAAAACACTTTCACGAGAGGCTTATCGCTCTCGATTTAATCGCGAAAAAGAAAAAGCCAAACCCAAATAGATCGATTCCGTATCATCTAGTTCGGTTGCGTACGTTTCCGTACGATAGATTGAAAATACTTCTGCATCTAAAAACAATGGAATCCATACACAGCCATTCGGCAGTGTTTGGAGATCCAAATGCAGACAACTGCCTTCAGCAGCAACGCACCGTCACAAGCTGCACTCGTTGAACAGTTCCCCCCGTTGGAGCAGGTCACTCGGCCTCACGTTCCAACCCAGCAGGCGGCGTACTACCTGAATCGGCGTCCGCAAACACTGCGTGAATGGGCCATGACCGGCAAGGTCATCGTGCCCCACCGCATCAATGGCCGCCTGGCGTGGCCCGTGGCCGAGATCAAGCGCGTGGTTGGCTCCTGAGGGGTTGCCCGTGCACCGCACTACCAAACCGCCCTTGTTGCCTGCCTTGCACGGCACACCTGCCCGCAACGTTGCTGACGCCCAAGCAGTTGGCACCCCTGGCCTTGCAGCCCTTGCGCTGATCCGAGGTGTGCATCGCGCTGAGCTGGTGCTCATCGAGGTCTCACGTGGCCTCGCATGTCCGAATGCGCTGCGCGACCTGGTCACAGATCTCGCTTCCGATCCGGCGGCACTTGAGGGTGCATGCCGCGTGAACCAAAAGGCGCTTGAACCCAAGCCACGGAAGTAAGCCACGCATCACGCCTTGGCTTCAAAGCCGATCGCGCAGTTTCTGCTCAGGCCAGCAATCGAGACAAGTCCCCATGAAGCTCAACCGCATATCCCCTTTCGCCCATCTCCTGGGTGTTCGCCTCAACGCCGTTATGGCCAAGCTGAAGAGGCCGGCCCATTCAAAGCCAGCAGGGTCAACAACAACGCGCGCGCCCTCGAAGGCAGGCACCAGTGCACACCCCAGCTCGGCCGGATCCATGAGACAGGCCGTGCGAGCTGAGCGCGAACGCTGCAAACAGATCATGCATGCGGGCCTGGCAGCCAACGTGCCGCGCTTTGCAGCCGCCCTCGCCTTTCAAACCGATATGACCTTGACCACTGCAGCCAAGGCCATCAGTGAAGTGGCATTGGAAAACAGCACAAGGCGGCGCATGCCACCAGCAATGCCACCAGCTGCAACCGCGCCATCCGTTGACGGTGCTGCTTTGCTGGATCTGCAGCAATTTTTCGCCCGTGTTGATGCGTCAAAGGCTGATGCCGCAACACCGTCAACCCTCTGATTCAGAAAGTCAACATGCCACCACTGAACCCCTCTACCGTTCAAGACAACCCGTCTGGACAAGCCGGCTATGCCTCGACTCGTTACGTGACCGATCAGCTCATCGCTGTCCGCTTCGGCTTGGTGACTTCATCCATCACCCTGGCATCTGGCTCGCTCGCACGCGGCACGGTGCTTGGTCAAGTCACGTCAACGCGCAACTTCATCAAATCGGTGGCGACCGCCTCTGATGGCAGCCAAGTACCCGTAGCGGTGCTGGCAGACGATGCAAACGCCAGCGCTGGGCCTGTCGTCACATCCGCCTACCTCGCCGGCGAATTTTTCGCCAACCGCATGACCTATGACGCCTCTTGGACGCTGTCGACTTTGACCGCGGCATTGCGCGACTACGGCATCTTCATCAAGACCATGTCCTCGGCACTTTCTGCTGACGACCCGACCTGATAGGTCAGCAATGACTACCTATCTTGAAGCCATTCGGAACCAGGAAATCCACGCAGATTCATTGGTTGGCGAAAAGGCCATCGTCTCTGCCGCCATCACGTTGGAGGGAGCTGAAGCCCTGCCCCGTGGTGCAGTGCTCGGGCTCGTTTCCACCACTGCCCACTACCGCCTTGCGGCGGCCACTGCTACTGATGGCAGCGCCGTGCCGTGTGCCGTCCTTGCTGTCCCTGCCGATCCCAAAGGCGGCACGGTGACTGCCTGGGCCTATTTCAAGGGGGCATTCAATGCTCCTGCCCTTCGCTTCGACGACAGCTTCACCCTGCCTACGTTGATCGAAGCCATGCATAACGCTCGCATGCTCGTTTTGAGCTGACCCCTCTGGCCGCCGTGGCCTCAACCCAAAGTAAGAACCTCATGAAAACCACTGAACTCAAGAGCCATCAGGCGTCCATCGAAGCCGATCAGCAAAAGATGGCACAGCTCCAACAGGATCGCATCCGCGCACTTTCGGCATCCCAAGCCGGTGAAAACTTCTCTGCTGAAAGGGCATGCCTTGTGCGGTTTCGCGAAGACCTGGCCGCACGCGCCTTCATCGACAAGACGGAGCCGGACTACAAGGAGATTGACTCTCAGATCGCCGCCCTCGATCAACGTGCCGGCGAGGCGATTCACAAGCGCAAGGTGGCCGAAGATGCTCTGGCGTTGCTTGATCACGAAATCTCCGAGCTTCAACAAAAGATTGATTTGGCAGAGCGGGCGAAGCTGCAAATTGCGAAGGTCGCCGCGGACGAATGGTTCAACAGCGTCCAGCATCGATACCTCCTCAAGGGGGTCGACGACTTCTTTCAGCATCTGGCGCAAATGGAAGCGGCAGCGATGGTGCACGACGCCATTGCTCATCGCCTTGGCGAGCGCCCGACCTTGCTCGACTACGTGCGCAACAAGATCAGAAAGAGCACGGAAGTTGTCGTGCAGCTCAACGACGGCGCAATGCACAGGACCTCTGAGAACTACGACAACGACCGCTGGTTCAAGCGTGTGCTCCCCCTCTTCAACACCCTGGTTGATGAGCTGAAGTCACATGGTGTGAGCCATGAAGGGCCGGTGCTCAAACCTGAACCTCCGGCCAGCGTGAGCGAATCACAGCGACCAGAAGCCCCGGACCAACGTGGTGTGACCGTCACGATAGTCGGCGGCCCTACAGATGGGCTGCGCGTTGGCCTGGTGTCGTCTGAAGTCCGCTGATACCAGCGGGACTCCTCGCTTCACTGCACCACCCCCATCAACAAAGGAAAGCCCATGAACCCCATTGCGGACGAGCACGTCATTGACCTGCTCAAGCCCATCACCATCGGTCGCGGTGACGCCGCGATTGAATACGCAACCTTGACATTGCGGGAGCCCACTGCGGGTCAACTTCGCAAAGCCATGAGCGAGCCTGACGACATTGGCGTTCTCATGTCTCTGGTCCAACAAACCGCAGCTGTGCCTGCACGTGTCGTTGAGCAGTTGTGCCAGCGCGACCTGGCGGGCTGTCAGCTTTTTTTCGACCAATTCAGCAGCGCTACCCCAATGGGCTCGGCGACCTCGCTGCTGAATGCGTCTTCGCCTTCCGATGGGCTCCCAGCGAAGTCTGGGGACTCACTGGCTCAGAGCTGATGTTCTGGAAAGCACAGTTCGAAAGGATGACTCGCGATGGCCAACAATAAATTTGAAATCACGATATTGGGCCGTGACCAGTTCACACCAGTAGCAAAGAAGGTCCGTGCTCAGTTTGAAGGAATGATGGCCCCGGCGAAGCGGCTCAATCGTGAAACGGAGCGCATGAGCGAGGGTCAGGGCAAAGCATTGGACCGCCTTGGCTCATCGCTCGGTCATGTCGGCAAAATCGGCCGAGACCTTGCCAACAACTTCGCCCCCGCGGCAAGCTTGCTTGGCATCGCCTCGGCTGCTGGGGTCGCCAAGTTTGCGAGCAATTGGAGTCAGGAAGGCTTTTCAGCACTGCGCGGCGCCCGCACGATTGGTGTTGATCCGAGCCAATTGCAAGGGCTCCGCGGAGCAGCCGAACTCTCTGGCCTCGACCCCAACGCAGCTGAAGGCAATTTGGCTGCTCTGGCCGGCAGCCTTCAGAACGCACGTTATGGCCGCAACGACCAGTTGCGCTCATTCATGCAGGCCAAAGGCATGGGCTTTCAATACAAGCGCGACGGCACCATCGACACCATGGCCATGCTCAAGGAGGTATCTCGCCTCCTGGCCAATCAAAATGACCCGCAAGCGCAAAACGTGGTGGCGGGCATGTTCGGTGTGCAAGACATCGCGCCTATGTTGCGCGATGGGCCTGCAAGCCTCGACGCGCTGCAGGCCGAAGCAAAGAAAGCTGGATTGGTACGCGATGAGCAGCAACTCAAAAAGAACGAGCAGTTCAACAATTCAGTAAATCGTCTCTGGGGCTCAGTGAAGGGTCTTGTGGGCACGACATTAGACAAGCACAGCCCCGACATCACAGGGGCAATGGAACGACAGGCCAATGAGAACGAAGAAAGCGTCCGGGATCTTCGAGGCCAGATGCACAAGGGCGGAGCCACGGGGTCCTGGGCTACGGGTGGGGCCAATGGCTCCTGGGGATCGCCGAGTGCAGCGACAAATCCCGCACGGTCAACAGGTTCGCAAGCCCCGACCAAGGGGTCGAAGGACAGCTACAGCCAAGGTGGCATTCCTGACAAGTGGTATGTACCACCGAGATCTCAAAGCGCCGATGCCTTCGGCATCCTGCAGCAGGAGCTGAGCAAAGCCACGGACCCCGCAGACCGAGCAGCCATTGCTCGCGAACTTTCCAGAATGGGTGCGACACCGCAGCCTGGTTCTCCAGCATCAGCGCCTCAACAAGTTGAAGTGCAAATTGAATTCAAGAACGCACCGCCCGGTACCTCGGCAAATTGGAGATATGGCACGTCTCCAAGTGTGCACAAGTCCATGGACGGATTGGGAGCAGGTCAATGAGCGGCATGGACACCCAGACTATCGGTCTGCCGTCTATTTCGGTCACGGCTCGCCGCGCACCTGACCCGAATGAGCTGACGATCATCGTCAACGACAAACGCATTGGTGGCTGGCTGCGCTCCAGGGTGACGTGTGGCATCGAGCGTTGCCCCAATGACTTCGAGATCGTCATGGCTGCTGGGTTTCCTTCAAGGAAGCCAACACCCATCGGCAAAGAGTTCAAACCGCTGCATGATCATTTCAGTCTTGGCGATGAGTGCCAGATCATGCTGGGTGATGACCTGGTATTGACTGGCTACATCGACAGCATTACGCCAAGCATCGACAAAGACTCCCACTTCATCACCATAGGCGGACGGGGCAAGTGCCAGGACCTGGTTGACTGCAGTGCTATCTGGCCGGGTGGCCAGATGACCGACAGCGACATTCTTCAGGTCGCCCGGAAGCTGGCCAAGCCATACGACATCAGTGTTTCAAGCGCTCCTGGCCAAGACAGAGGCCCCTTCATTCCGACCTTCAATATTACTTACGGTGACACGGCGTATTCGGTCATTGAATACATGTGCAGGTACCGCGGCATGCTGGCCTACGAGCTGCCCGATGGCTCGCTTCACCTCAGCCGAGCGACATCAACGGCACGGCACTATGGCGGACTTGCAGAGGGCGTAAATATTGAACGTGCCCAGGCAAGCTACAGCACAAGCCTTCGGTTTCAAGAGATCAGTGTTTTCAGCCTGAGCACCAATGTCTATCAGGACACCGGCAAATTGAGCTTCCTGGTGACCAAGGTCTCAGACACGGACGTTACCCGTTACCGCAATCTGTTTGTGGTGATGGAAGCCACTGGCGTCGATTTGGATCTACGCCAGAAACGTGCCGAGTGGGAGAAAAGCCGCCGCTATGGCCGGTCTCAAAGGGTCACGTTGATCACGGACGCGTGGCGTGATGCCGCTGACATCTTGTACTCGATCAACACGCTCATCGGCATCGAGGCCCCCAGCCTGAACATCCCAAGTCAACGTGAGCTGCTCATCTCTGAGATCAGCTATTTGCGAGATGAAAAAGGCACGCACTGCGAAATGGTGCTGATGCCGACTGAAGCCTTCTCGCTTCCCCCTGTGGTCATCCAGACATGGCCTGACGTCAAGCCCTTGTGAAAGCACCAGCATGAAATTCGCAATTGAAAGAATGTGGCTACGCATCCTGCACATCGTCGCGCCAGCCCGTATTGAGATGATCGATGACAGAGGCGCCGTCCAGCTCCTGCAAGTTCACTTGAGCAGCCTTCAAACGAACGACAGCGTCCCGCGACTGGCTGAATATGGCTTTACGAGCAATCCACCAAAGGGCACGGATTGCACGGTGCTCTTTCTTGGTGGCGATCAATCGAAAGGCATCGTCATTGCGACCAACAACCAGACGTATCGCATGAAGGCGCTGGATGCTGGTGACGTTGCGCTCAGTGATGACAAGGGGCAGGTTGTTCTCCTGACCAGCTCGGGCATTCACATCAAAAGCCCTCACCTGGTCCGCATTGAAGCACCGGATCTTCATTGCACCGGAAACATCACGGCCGACGGCGAGATTGCTGATCAGGGTGGCGCAAAGACCATGTCCGCCATGCGCTCAACCTTCAACGGTCACCACCATGGCACAAGCCCCATACCTGACGAAGCCATGTAGTGGCCACGCAAAACGCCAATTCGCCGCCTCTTGTGGCGCCCATCACTTCAATTGCACTTTGCTATCCCATGACAAAGAAGATCGGCGGTCGACCAGCTGGCCCAGTGCGTCAGGCCTTACTGCTTGCTGCCCAGGCATTTGCTGCTGACGACCTACCCGCAACTTTTGATGAGCTGGCTGAGCGCGCAAGGGTGGGCAGACTCATCGCCAGAGAAACCTGTTGGAGCATGGTGAAGGCTGGTGATTTGCGTGTTGTGGGCTCAGTCTTGAAGCCGTGGTCGAAAAGGCCTATCGCGCTCTTCAGAGCCATTGACACGGCCTCACCAACTCCGTGCGACCCGACAACTGTGCTTGCTGCTTCGCTCTCCATGTGGTTCAGCAAAGCGGATGAGCCAACTCAAAGCGGTGGTGCCCATGAATGAGCTCATCGACTTTGTCGGCCTGGCCGCCGCGTTGCTCGATCGCATCGACCAGTTGCTGCCCCTTTGGCTGCCTGGTGGCGAGCAAAACGGCCCTGAGTATGAGTGTGCTGATCTGAGCGGTGGGCATGGCAAATCGCTCAAGGTCAACGTGCGCACCGGCGCCTGGGCAGACTTCAGTACTGACGACAAGGGCGGCGACCTGATCAGCCTGTACGCCGCCATCCATGACGTCAACAACGGCAAGGCTGCCCATGCGCTGAAGACTGAGATGGGCTGGCTCAAACAGCCGCAAGTCAGGCCGGCAACGCCGCCCAAACCCGCCAAGCCTGAGCAGCGTCGCACCATGTGGCGCGCCATCGTACCGGTGCCTGACACCGCGCCTGCGGCCACCCTGCGCCACTTTCACTATGGCGAGCCATCGGCCTCATGGGCATACCGTATTGATGGCAAGCTCTACGGCCACGTGGCCCGCTACGACACCAGCAGCGGCGGCAAAGAGGTGGTCCCATACACCTGGTGTGTCGATGAGTCGGACGACCGTGGGCACAGCAAGTGGCACCCCAAGCAGTGGGACGAGCCGCGCCCCCTGTACCTGCCCACTGGCTCACTGGGTGAGTCTGAGCAAGAGATTCTGGTGGTCGAGGGCGAGAAGTGTGCCGATGCGGCGCGCAAGCTGCTGCCCCAGCTGGTGGTGGTGAGTTGGCCGGGTGGCGGCAAGGCGTGGGACAAGGCAGGCTGGCAGGCGCTGGCCGGACGAACGGTTGTGCTCTGGCCAGACTGCGACGCCAAACGCGTCAAACTGACCAAGGCGGAGCGAGACGCAGGGGTGGATGAGGCCACCAAGCCATACCTGGCCCGCGAGAAGCAGCCCGGCATGGCCACCATGTTGGGCCTCGGTGCGCACCTTGTTACGCTGGGCTGTTCGGTGCGGCTGTGCGACATACCCACGGTGGACATGGTCGACAAGGGCGCCGTGTGCGACGGCTGGGACATTGCCGATGCCGTCGCCGTGGGCTGGACCAGCGAGCAGACCATGCGCTTCCTGGCGGCTGCCGAACCATTGGGGGCTGAGCCTGCTGGCGATGATGGCGGGCGGGACGATCCACCCCTGTCATCCGCTGGCGCGGGCAGGCGGGAGCGGCGCCGCTGGAGGCAGTACCTGGTGCCGACCGAGAAGGGTGCCATCAAGTCCTGCCGTGAGAACGTGGTCATCGCCCTCGATGGTGTGCCAGAAGAGAGCGTGCCCGGCATTGCGGCTGCGGCGGGCATCGTGGCCTTCAACGACTTCACCAACAACGTCATCAAGCTTAAGGCCACGCCCTGGGGTACTGGTGCGGGTGAGTGGCTCGAAGAGGATGAGTTAGAGATGGGCGCGTGGCTGGTTCGGGAGCACGGCCTGCCCTCGATGCCTCGGGCTGCACTTGAAGAGGCTGTCAAGATGGTGGCAGGTCGACACCGCCACCACCCGGTGAGGGACTACCTGGCCACCGTGCGCGGCAAGTGGGACCAGCAAAAGCGCTGTGCCACATGGCTGACCACGGCGTGCCACGCCATTGCGCCGCCGGGCCTTGAGGACCTAACCTCAAAGTATTTGTCACGGGTGGGAACATGGATGCTGATGGCCATGTGTGCACGCGTGCTTGATCCTGGGTGCAAGTACGACTACATGGTGATCTTTGAAGGCCCGCAGGGTGTTGGCAAGTCCACGCTGGCGCGCATCCTTGGGGGGAGCTGGTTCGCTGATACTGGCCTAGTGTTGGGCGACAAGGACGCATATCAGAACCTGCAGGGTGTGTGGGTTTACGAGATTGGCGAGCTCGACAGCTTCAGCAAGGCTGAAGTCACGAAGGTCAAGCAGTTCACCAGCTCGCAGCGCGACCGCTTTCGGGCCAGCTTTGACCGCCGCCCGCGCGACTACCCGCGGCAGGTCATCTTCATCGGCACGACCAACGAAGACCACTACCTCACTGACCCGACAGGCAACCGCCGGTCCTGGCCGGTGCGCGTGGGCAGCATGATCGACAACGATTGGCTCCGAGACAACCGAGACCAGTTGTTTGCCGAGGCATTGCACTACTTCGAGGAAGGTTGGAGGTTCCACCCAACGAACTTTGAACAGCGTGAGTTGTTTGACCCTCAGCAGCAAGAGCGCACGGTTGAGGGCCCGATTGAGTCACGCATCGTCGCCTACCTGTACGACGAGGACCAGCACGTACCGCATGGCCATGCCAATGGTGCTTACGTCAATGAGATCACGACATCGGAGATCTTGGCGCGCATCGGCATCGGCATTGAAAAGCAAGTCACTTCGCCCACGTTGGTAAAGCAAGTCAATGCCATTCTGAAAAAGCTTGGTTGGACCCTTGGCAAGTCATCCGCGAAGGGCGGAAAGCCAAGACATAATGTCTTCAAAAGGCCGAGTTCGGCCGTGTTGCCACAGGCTCATGTGCAGAGCCATTCACCTGAGAGGGCTGCCTAAGATGACCCCTTCTGACCAGCGATCGCCAAGCACGGCGGAAAAGGTCGGGGACATCAGCGTAGACCATATGGTTTAACTCACCGCGACCAGGGCGCGCACCCTGGATGTCTGACTGTCCTTGTGTCCACGCACTTTTCATTGACAGCCCAATCTGGCAATTTAGCCAAAAGGGGTTGTCACAGCGGAGCCATGACAGTCAGTGTCCTGGGTGTCCATGCAAAAGCGTAGATGCGCATGCATGGGCAGGCGCGCTCGGGCACGCGGGAGTGTGTTTGTGCTCTCACATGGATGATCTTGGACAGAAGGACAGATTGAAGATCAGCAGGTTAATGGCAGAGATCGAAGCTGAAGATCAATCGACACCCTGCCCTATTGGTGCGTGAACAAAACTTGATGTACCCATGCTTGAGCTTGGATCAGATTGACTGAACAGCGGTCATTGCCTTCTGCTAGTTCAGTGGCGCGATCAAATGCAGCTGCCAATGCAGCGCGGTCTGGCACTTTGAGCCCCGCACAGTTCTTGGGTCCCTCCTAGCGACTTTTGAGATAGGGGCAATTGCGCACCGTAGTCTTTTTTTAGTGGCTGGGTTTTGGGCTAAGTGAGCTGCCGGTGTACTGGGGTGAACTGGTTAACCGGCGTGGTGAACCATGAGCACAACCGATCCACAACCCTTCCTGTCGCGCAAGGACTTTGCGGCCCTGAAGGGCTGGTCCAAAAGCTATGTGACGAAGCTCGGGCAGCAGCGCAGGCTCGTGCTGTCTGAGGACGGCAAGCTGGTCGACGTGGCGGCTACGGACGATCCCGGAAAGTCAGCGCGAAGCCTTTCCCCTGGGGCGCCCCTCCCCCGGCCTGCGGGCAGCTTCGCCCTTATTGGGGATTTGCTGATGCCATCAATCGGCGGAACATCGAACCCACTTATGCAACGGGGTGGAATGTGATTGGCACACAACCGACCGGCGCCATTGAAGGCGTCGTAATCAGCATGGTGGCTCACGAAGGACTCACCGTGACAGCGCACGGCAAGCCTGCGCACCTGGCAATCGTTAGCGATGACGGCCGGATAATTGCTGTAGGCAATGACGTCGCACGCGAAGCGGAGGCTGTGGCCATCAACAGCTACAGGCAATTGCTGATAGGCAAGGGGCACTTGCGAGTTTGGAGCAAGCCGATTCCTGTGCTCGCGTTTGCACTTGACAAGAAGAATGAGGGAGACAAAGGCCAGAGTTAAGCCCTCACGGTCAAACGCATTGACAGGGCATCAGACCTGCATGCAAGAATCTCTGCAACCCGAAAGGGCCGGTGCTTCAAAACACCTTTCGCAAAGCGGTGCGCCTCCCCGACAGTAAGGCTTTGTCACGTCTGAACACTTGCGGCCCCGGTCATGGG